ATGTTAGATTCATTAACTCAAGAACAAAAATATACGATAGCTAAATTTTATAAATTATACATGGAACGTTCTAATGAAGGGCAATCTGAAAGTGAAGCGAATTATTTTGGAGATAGTATAAAAGCACAAGATGATTATTTCTGTGATCGTGAATACGATGATTTTTTAGAGAATTGTAAAGTTCTAATCGATCATGGTTATCTTGAAGGACAACTTACAGCAGATAGAATTGATGACATTACCGTTACTAACAAAGCTTTTACCGAAATAGAGCAAAGTTTTAAATAGTTAAACTGCTGTGCCTAGGACATAAGTGAAATAATGATGCGAATTTTCAAATTCGTAGTAGCTGACTGAACTGAAAAGGTGCTTAAAATCAAGCTTTTTCAGTTGTAGTCATCCTTGCGAGTGAGGCCCAAGCAAAGAGAATTTCATTAAGAAATTCTACAAGCAAAGCAAGTTGGGAGGGGGACGATGAATTTAAAAAAATTCTATCCTACTCCCAGTTTTATTTTTACGAAAAAGGTGAATATATGACTAACTGGAAAATAAATAATCAATCACAAAGACATTTGATGATTCAAGAACATGCGAATGAAATATCTATTGTTGAACCTTATCATAATGGATCTTTCAAAATATTAGCTGAAATTAACTTAAATCAAACATCAAACGAAGCACAACTTAACGATGAAAACTTATATGTATCTGTAAGTAAAGAGCATAAAGAGATTAACATTTTCGATAAGGTGAAATAGCTTGATTAATTATACGTTTACACTACTGTTTTTAAATAGTAATTAGATGTTAACTACAAGGTAATATGTATTATATTATATGTGTAGTACAATACAATTAATGATGTAAATTTAATGGAGGTAGCGTATGGAGAAACTGTTGTTCTATACAGGCACGGTATTACTAATTATTGCGATTATATTAATCTTGTTCGCTATTGTGGCAGTATTTAAAAATAAGAATTATTTTAAATATTTTTCGATGGCTATTACGATTATTCTACTAAGTATACTTGCTTTAGGCATTCATAAAATGATTGAAAGTAATAATCCATCTAAAAATCAAGCAACTCAATCTAAAGATAAGCAATCTAAAGAGGATAAATCATCTAAAGATAAAAAGAAAAAAGACAAAAAAAATGACGACAAAGATGATAATAATGTTACTCAAGAAGAACAAAATCGTTCTGAAGAAACATCAACTAATGAAGAATTAAATACTCAAGAACAACAAAGCTCACAACAAGAGCAACCAACAACTGAAGAATCAAATAACGAAGCACCTTCTACTCAACAAGATACTACACAGGATAATACTGTAAACAATCAAAATAATACTTCTTCTAATAATAATCAAAATGCGAATCAAGCAAACGACACAAATCAAAACTATAATCAAAGTAATAGAAATAGTAATAACAATGGTGATAATAGCGGTTCAAACGGAAATGTTTCTACAGAGGATAGTTCAAGTACTGAGAATCAGTCTAATGAAAATCAAACACAGACATATTCAGAAAATAGCTCCGCTGAACAATCTGAAAATGGCGAAGCAATAACTGAGACTAATACAGATGAATCAAATAATAGTGCAAACTAATTAGTGTAATCAATATATAAACTAATTAATTCAATTACTTTTACCGGGATAATCAACTTTTCGACTTATCCCGGTATTTTTTAATTTAAATTATCAAATATTATTAACTGTTGAATTTTTAGAAAAGTGTGACATACTTATAGTAATAATATTTATATCAATTAGATATTAAATATAATTAAATAAAGGGTGACACTTATGAAGAAAGTAGCTTTTGTACTACTCTCAAGTTTTTTACTATTAGGGGCATGTGGTAACAATGATGATTCAGTAGATAATGTTAAAAAAAGTTCTCACAAAAAAGACAACCCTAAGGCTCATAAAGATAAAGGCGAATCAGATCGTACAGATGGTAAAAAAATCAACGATAACTAATAGCAAAACAAGCATTTACATGTTTCTTTAATTGAAACGTAAATGCTTGTTTTTTTGTTTTTACATATGCCTAAAACGATACGTTGACTTACTTTCAATTGTGATCTTTATCAAATAGTTTTCCGACATCTTTTAATAAATCTTTACTTCCTAGCCATGTTGAAAGAGATGACATCGTAAAACTAATCGCTTTCGTTAATAATTCCATATTACAACAGCTCCTTTACTAACGAGTTGTCTTAATTCATCATGCTGACTTTAGTCTGCTTACAATATATATACCACATCGAAATTGGATGTAACATCATTGAAGCGTGGTACAGAATTTTAAATCCTTTGTAACCCCAGCTTTCTTTGCTTGTGGAATTTCTTTTCGAAATTCTCTTTGCTGGGGCCCTGACTGTACTGAGAAAAGCTTAATTTAAGTGTCTTATCAATTCAGTGAGCTACTGTAAATTTGCCAAATAGCATTATCATATTATTTATGTTCAAGAATCTTTAAAAAGCGTTAGAACCTTTCGTTCTAACGCTTCGTCTACATTTATTGAAATTTACATTTCAATTCCGATAATCAATGTATTTGTTTTAAAGTCCACGCACGACCGTTGACTAAAAAAAGTGTAAGTTAACCTTACGCTTTCTTCTAAGTTATTTAAAACTTATTCTTAGCTATGCAATGTATTTCGGTTTATAACGTCCACACATTGTCGTTGACATTTATATTATAATATTTTTATTAAATATATCAAGTCTAATAAATGTAATATAATTTAGTTGTACTCATCCAATATATTTTGGATATGACTATGTTGCTTATCAAAAACGCTTAGTCCATGATTTAAATAGCTTGTTGTTCTGAAATTTCACATTATACATCGTGTATCTATTAATAGAATTTACGATATCATTTACAATCTTTGTATTAACATGCGATCTTAATAATTCGTCTATCTCTATTTTACATTCATTATAAATTGTAGTGATATCAATCACATTTTGTACGTCTAATAGTTTTGTTATTTTCACTCTGCATTCAGCAATTAACATCTTATCTGCCTTTTCTTTGGCCATAATTTTTCTTTTTTGACTATTACGTGCTTCAGCCTCTTTTAATAATTGCTGTCGTTTTAACTCTCGCTCTTTTCTTAATGCTTCTTGTTCTTTTTCTCTTTGAATACGTCTTTCTCGTTCTAGTTCTTCTAGATACGCAAGATATTTCTTTTTATGAAAATAATCAATCAAAGCAAAGACTTTCTGTTCGATGTTAGTGGGCAAAGCCATACTATACTTTTTAAAATCATTAATTAATTCAATATTCTTTCTCGTAATAGGCTTTGATGAATTCGAATTAAAATCTTTCACATCTAACTCAGAGATCGTAGTCCACTCTTTATACATGTTTATAACTTTAAAATGATGCTCTGAATCATTCATTAATTTCTCATGATTTAAGAGTATATCATCCAACCAATCATCTAACAGAAATATATTCTTTCTAACCTGATATGCAATACGATTTGGAATGCCACTATGTTCTTTAAAATGTTCAATCCCAAGTTTCATAATTGTGTCTTTTGACTTTGATCGAAGTATATATTGATACTTTAATTCTTTTCCGCATTCACAATATAACGGCGTATCATTACAACACGTTCGGTAATTTTCATTTACTTTAAAGTCGATAAGTTCCCACTCTTCTGAATAGCGATACATATCATTGATTAATATATTCTTTTTTCTGTATTTATAATACTTAAACAGTATTTCTCTTTGGTTATCAGTTAATTGACTGATTAAAGCATGTCTATGTTTCTCGTTATTCACATATCTCAAATAACCACCTCTTCTACTTAAAAGGTTAACTTTAGTTCATTACACATTAATGTGATGGTTTGATTTTCTATGTTAGCATATGTAAAAAAGAGATATGACTAATCACTCATTAATCATATCTCTTTATCAACACTATGATATTCAATTATAATGCCTAGTCTCATAGCAGACGGCTACTACTGTACATGATTTTGTTTTTTAAAGTCCACGCATGGTCGTTGACTTAATTATATTATAATATTTTTATATAATAAATAAAACATTTATATGTATTAACCTAGAAACGTTTAAATACAAAACAAAAAACCTATAACCACAAGGGTTATAGGCTATATAGTGGAGACGGCGGGATAATTTTAATTTTAGAACAAGCATGAAAAAGGCTTAGATATAGCATTCATCGCGCATTTTCATTAGAACAAAACAGAATAAAATAGAACTATTTTGACACGTGCTTGACACTTTTGACACAAATATACCCCGTCGAATTCGACGGGTTTAGAATAACCGTATCGAAATCGAGGCGGTTAAAATAAAAAAAGACCACGCTCATAAGAACGTGGTTAGAATATAGTGTTAGCCTCTTAAAATATAAATCTGTTAATCATATAAATTATCACAAATTTGGGTAATAAAGATGTTATATAGGTATATTATAACATAAAAAAGGTGCACACTACTATGTATTCGAGGACGGTTAACACGCCTTTATGCTTCTAAAAATTGAGCACGAAATACATAGGTTTACGTGTGCACTAAAAATTATTATAAGGATAATGATATTTACAGTCAAGCTTCGATTTAATTAAATTATAACATAAATCATTACTATATGTATAATAATGACGTACACAACCTGCAATAAAATCTGCCGCTTGAATTAGCCTAGAATTTTCACTATCTAACATAGTGACTACTAATTCTACATCTGGCCTTGCTAAATCGAAGTAAATTTTACCTTTTAAATAGTCAACTAAACTATCACGTCTTGTTATTTTAGTTGTTCTGTTGTCTAATAATAAAAATAATTTTTGTAAATTAGGATTCTGTACAATTACTCGTTTAACGATTCTAAACACCATGTAATTATATAGAATGTTTTCATCATCTAACATTTTCGGAGCGCAATTACGCTTATTTGAAACGCAATAATGAATTTTATCTGATTTTTCAACTATTTTATTAATATAGTGGTGTCTCATTGCAGGATAAGAATTGTTATGTTTTATCTCCTCATCTTCGAAATCTTCTGGATACATTTTCCGAAATTTCAACTCTTGTTTCTTCATAAAATTTTGAATCGATTTTCCATTATAGACTTGTAAACCTCCAACAGCTACATAATCGCCATCTTTACCAAAATTTCCAGATTCGTCTAAAACTATTTTTATTTCCATTTCTTTTCTCCCAATACAACTAAAATTAATAAACATTATAACATAAAAAAAGAGGGTAGCCATAGTGACTACCCTAATTTGGAGATCTTTGTATAATGTCGTACTGTTAATATAACATATTAATATACCTCTGTAATTCTTAAACGTTCATGCCAAATATAACCATTGTTATTTCTAGAATAAACACGACACCAACCGTTCTTAATTTCAAAGATATAGAATTGATCATATCCTGCTCTATAAGTATTGTTTGTCACATACCATTCTTTGCCTTTGAATTTAACTAATGATGCACCGTAATAATCAACACGCGCTCTAAATTTAGCTTTAGATGATTTCTTCATATTTAAAGGTGGAATACTATTTACTTTTAAACCTGTTGTATCTTGAATGATATTACGTTGTGCTACTGCTTGTTTATCATCTTTTTTAGCAAACTTCTTACCACCTGCTGTTTTATAAATATCTTTAACGATTAAGCGTTCATACCATACATAACCGTCATTGCTAGGACTGTAAACTCTAGCCCAACCATCACGGATTTCATATACATAGAATACGTCTCCTGGTTTATATTCTTCGTTTGTTGTAACCATCACATTATTGTGGTTAGGTCTACAAATAGTGACACCTGCATTATCAGCAATTGCTTTGAAATATGCTTGGTTACTCCAAGTCAATTTCTTAGGTGGCTTTTTGTTTACTGAAATTGAACTGTTAGATTTACGTTCTGATTTTTTCACTTCTTTAATATCCGTTAAATCAACGCTATCATCAGCAAAGTCTGGCACAATGAAGTGTGTTAAACCTGTATAATCATCTTCACGTAATTTAGCTGGCGAATCTGCTTTACTATCGAAGTTTTGCTCTAAGATTGTAAATGTTTTTGTACCGCCACTATTATCCCAAACTAAACCAGTATGTCCCCACTTTTCGTAAATTCCTGCCGTATAAATGGCAATTGCACAAATAGGTGGCACGTAATCTCTAGTGTTTTCTACAACTTTCCATCCTTTAGGCATAGCATTTACTGTGTGTAATTGTTTAGCGTTACCATAGAAACGAACGCCACCTGTTACATGATAAATGAAGTCTACAACGACATCAGCGCATTGGAAAGCGAACTCTTTATCAAAGTCGATATATTGTCCTTTTAAACTGTGCATGTATTCGATTGCTTCTTTATACTTAACCACACTTTGTGGCGAAGGTGTCGGCTTTTTGCTTGTTTTTGTTGATAGTTTTTTGCTCGGTGCTGGCTTTTTAACGCCATTGATGTATTTAGCGATTTGCTTATCTAAGTTTTTAACATTACGCGAATATCCGCAAGCTTCTAATAAGTTTCCGGGATCAATTTTATCAGCTTGAATGTCTTGGTGGCCTGGCACTTCAGTTTTGTAATCAATGCCCCAATAATTACATAAATACGCCAATACACGCGCCATATTATCTAATGACTTACGTGAACGTTCAATATTACCTGGGAAGTAACTACCTTCTACACCAAATGCTACATCGTTAGCGTCAGCATTGTACCATTGATTATCAGTAGGTGTGTTATATAATACATGCCACGCTTTTTCTGTTACTGGAATACATACGATACACTCTTTGTCGTCAACGAATATATGAGCGCTGGCAACAATCGACCAATCAATCATATAAGTATTTTTATAATAATTTACATTCGTTTGTGCTGTTGTATGAGGGTTTCCAGTATCATGCGCTACTGCAAATAAAGGTTTTTTACTTGTTAAGGGTTGTCCACTTCTTCGTGTGCCAATCGGTAAAAAATCATATTTAACAGGAACGCCATTCCATTTTTCTACCATTATGCACGACCTCCACCAATTTTATTATTTTTATCTTTTGTTGATCCTGTGCGTGTTCTAACAGTTTCCCAAATACCTGTTGCCATTAGTCCACTAATTAAACCGGCAAGCAAACGACCACCGATAGACAATTCAGTAATGATTTCTGGGATAAAAGCTGTAATACCACCTAAAACAATACCAATACCAATAGCAATTAGAGGTACAATATTTTTAGGTACGCCAGCTTGCTTAACTAATTGTGTTAATGCGATTGTGATAACTGAAATCACTGTCGCAAATGCGATAATACTTTCCATTTCTTCCACTCCTTATTCAAAATAAAAAGCCGACACATAAGTGCCGACTTAAAAGAATGCTGCAGCAAAACCGATTGACGCTACTATTACGCCAAAAATACCAGTTATCACTGCTCCTACAACTGTTGCGCTATAATCTTTTTTCTTTTTAATCACTTCGCTAACAGTTTCGAGTTGCTTACTATGATCTTTTACTTGATACTCCATATCTGTGAATTTAGTTCCAAAACTACCCATAGTTTCTGATAATTTTTCTAGATGCTTTTCTGATTTCTTTTGACTTTCAAGAGATTGTTCTTGTAGAATGCTTTGGCGTTCTACTTTAATAGATAAGTTGTTTAAAGCATCTGTATGTTTTCTATCAACTTTATCTATCTTTTCATCAACCTTAATGTTGTTATCGAGCCATTCTGTACGTGTTACAAAACGGCTATCGTTTTCTGACAACTGCAGCACCCCCGTAAAAACCTATTAAAATATTGATTGTGGTAAACGTTGCAAATTGCAAAGGTGTCAACCAATTAATCGCATTATATATAGATGCCGAAGTCATTAAAAAATAGAAGATACCATTTCCAGTACCTCCTATTAAGCATAGATAATTAAATTTATTATTGATATGTTGCTTAGGTAAAAAGAAAGGTGCAATGATGATGAGTATACTAAAAATCATACCCATTATGCCCCACATCCAAATTGGCATAATCTGATGAAGTGCCATGTAAAAATCACTATCATCTAATACGTCGTTTTGTTCTTTAGTCCAAAAGAAACCACGTTCGAACATCATTAAACCTACACCTAGCATGAGGATAGAAAACATTTTATACGTTGTTTCGTTATCTTTCATACGCTACACCTCATTTAACTGTTCTTCAAGTTTCGCGTTATCCTCTTTGTACTTTTCAAGTTCTTGTTTTAATCTTTCGTTTTCTTCTTGATAATCTAAAACTAATGTTCTCAATTCGACTGATGATGATATTAAATCGTTAATCTGGATAAACAATGACTTTTCTTTATTCGATACTTGTTGTTGATTCATCTTATACATCCTCTCTTGTTTCTTTTAAAATTTTATAATTGTAATCTTTGTTGATTGCAATACTTACTTTTTCTAATGTGCCTTTTATCTCGTTCGCTGTTTCTATGTTGTTAAATCTAAAAGACTTGTCTACATCCACCATATAAATCGAACCTGTGCTATCAACGTAGACGCCTAATACATAACTGTTTGATAAGTTTGTTTGCGTAACAATATATTTTGTTTCCATGCTTTGCCTCCTATGGTTTCCATAATTGTGCTAATCTTGTTCCTTGAGAATTGATTACGTTGATACCTTTATCTCCGTCAAACTGAATACCAGTAGCACCAAACATCAATGTAGGTGCGCCACCAAATTCTTTAATTTCAAATTTATTTAATGTGTTCGCTACCATATTTACTGCATACAAGTTTTCTACTGCTGCATTTTGTTTGCCAATTTCACGAACATATAAGCTTTGGAACGGACTATCAATTCTGCCTAAATGGTAATTGTGTCTAGGTGTGTTAAAACCATAAAAGTATTGTTCAGATTTATCTGGTGTATGCACACCATCAATTGTCCAAACAGGTAAATTCTCTGTATTTGTTAAACGGCCGTTTGAAAAACCTATTTTATCTCCTGTAATCATGGCTCGTCGGTCACTATTGACTGTTAACCCAGCAAATTCATTCCTTCTTGGGTTTAAAAAGCCGCCTTCACTTGTACCAAAATAGGCAAGTATACCTTCTTTATTACTGTTATTAGTGAAGGTTTCAAAACTTGCACCACCTGAAAAAGTACCGCCTTTTGTACTTTGTACGATTTGATTGTACATTGAATAAAATCTTATTAGTGAGTTGCCATAATAATATTGTGACCCTTCGTTTAGATCCCATTGCGACCAACCGTTTAAAGCCTCTAATGTGCCACCACGTATACGATTTGCAACCATTTCACCTGTCGTAATTGCACTGGCCGTAATACCTTCAGCCGTAATAGCTGTTTTACCTGTACGCCCTCCATCTGTGGATAGATACATACCACTACTATTCAAAGTGACAATGTTATTTGCATTATTTTTATCTATGGCATGTATACCGTTTGTATCAAAACTTAATTCAGATGATGTTTGTTGAATTTTGTTAACCATTGATTGTGTAACAATCCCTAATGCTGCAAAAGGTATTTGTTTTTTTCCTGCCATTACATCATTGATGTTTGAAACGGCAGTATTAAATTTTGCACTATACATTTCTGCCATGTTTTTAGTACCGAAGGTGATTTGTATATCTGTTAAATGATATTCTTGGTTGTAACTTCTATCAATTTTAATAACTCGAATTTCAATATCTAACCCAATACGCTCATCAACTAGAAATATACGATCTCCTAATTTAGCATGAGTATATTTATATCCCTGATATGCTAAGTCGTTTAAATTAGCTGTAAATGACACTTTTAAACTATCATCCACAACTTGTTTCAGTTTTTTTAACATAGTTTCAGGCTTTTTAACTCTTCCGTCTTGTATTGGTGGTGCTTGTCGTCTATGGCCTAATATTTTTTCAATTGGCGATACATAAGGGTTGTTTGACATAGTCCCCGGCTTTAATTTGGCAATTTCTGTAATATCTTTACTTTCATCATCATCTGAATAATCACCGTAGCCTTCAATGTAGGTATAAAGTTCTGATGAGTCAGTTTCTACGCCAATATCAGTAGCATTTACTTTATATTGATATTGAAAGTTTGTATCATTCCCAATTAATTTCTGAAAATACATCACGTTACCTTCAATTGTGATTTCGTACTCGTAACGCTCTATAAATTTCTTTAATATTTCCAGTCGTGTTTCACCACCACCTAAGCCCTCAAAACTTTCAGACCCTGATGTTTCTGTAACATGATAAGTAAAGGGCGAACCGTCAAATACAAGATTTAATGCTCGTGTTACTGTATAACTACCGTCAACTTTTTTATATATACGATTACTATTTAACCAATCAAGCATATATAAAATAGCTGTAACACTTATCGTGTATTTATTACCTTTACCAGTCATAGATGAAGTTAAAATACGATACTCTTTAGCTTCAAAACCAATGATCCACATCTTTAAATCATCATGTTTATCCATAAAATGTGCATTTACATCTGTATATTCAATTTCTACATCAATACGTTCATCTCCATTGATTTCCTGCTCATGTTTTACTTCGCCTTCCATCATGTACTCATTACCATCTAAATCTCTAATAAATAGCACTTACTCACCTCCAATATAAAAAGGCTAGCTTTTAATAAGCTAACCTTAATAATCTGTCATACACAATGTTACTTATTGCGTAGCCACCTTCTTTATTTGGATGCACACCGTCTGTATACATCAAACCATTGGCATTGGTCATAGCAAAATCACCTAAATTGCGATATAGACTAACATGTCCTGTGTTTAATTCTTTAGCAACTTTTAATTGTGTATTGCTATATTCTTCAATTGTATGCAATTTAGTATTATCGTAAGTGTTTCCACTTGGTGCGATTAAAAATATTGACGCTCTAGGTTTAGCCTCACGAATGCGAGATACAATTTCTTTTAAATCACTTTCGTATGTTGCCACTGGTACGCTTTGAGCCATTTCATTTGTACCTAATAAGATACCAAATGTATTAGCACGGCATCGTTTTAATTGTTTTATATAATTATCACGGTCTGTTGAAGTCATGTGACCACCACGTAAGCCACTGTTACCGATTTTGTGAACTACTACACCTTTGTTACCTTTGTAAGCGTAGGAACCAATGAATGTAACTTTTCCACTCACAATTTCAATGTTAATTGTGTGTTTACCCAAACTTAATGTAATTGGCGTTACTTCTTGTTTTGTAGCATCCACAGTTACCCAGCTACCTCCGTCAATATTATATCGCCATGTACCAGTGTTTAAAGTGTGAATTTCATAAAAATCTAGGTCCTCATAAAACTGAACTTTAATACTATCACCTGCAGTTGAACTCTCAACCATTGCACTGTCTAACCCTTTAGATTGAGCAATATTACCTAAGCCCTCATCATAATGTTGCCATGTGCCTGTAAGCGTAACGGCAACTTCACCATTACCAATATGGCTATTTGCATAACTTACAAAACCTATACCTCCGTCTGCATAGTTTTTTAAATAGCGCTCACGTAATGGTCTTGTTAGACGTTCACCCTGCTTATTTACGCCACCAGCAACCCAACTATCGCCGATAAATGCAATTTCTGCTCGACCTGTATAATCACTGCTCATAGCTTTACTGAAATCAGCCACATAGGTTTTTAAGAATTGTCTACCGAAATGATCTTCTACATAGCCTGTTCCACTACTTGAACTTTCAATATATTCTTTAGGAATAAATATTTGATAAGGTACATATGCACTTGGTAACTTATCTCCGATTACTAACATTTCTTTATCTAAATTTAAATATGATACTGAAATTCTGATATATTTTGCGTTGCTAGGCACATCTATTGTTTGCGTGTTCTGCGTTGTGGTTACAACCATTTGTTTGTTCTCATCATAAAATGCGTATAGGTTTAATGCGCTTGTTTTAGTGAGTTGTGTCGCACCTTTGATATTAATGTAATCACTCGCATAATAAGATGCATTTGTACTTAATGCACCTGTGGTAGGGTTCACGTACACACCTTTATTAGCCTTTAATTTGTCGAATAAATTTTGTGATGTTTTAGCAAAACTTAGTTTATCCATTGTTACTGACGAATTTGCTAATTTACTATCTGTTACAGAATTATCTTGTAAGTTAGGTTTTAGATAATTAATAAATCTATAATATTCTTCATATGGTGTGCTAGTAGTACCTAATTCAATCTGATAACCTTTGTAGTTATATGTGTCCACACTTTCTTTTAGGCATCCAGTTCTTAAATAATAAGCGTTTGACGGTGTTGTAAATGTACGTGGTTGCTTTACATTTGTCGCTTTAGCTAAACCACTAACAAACTGTTTATTAATATCATAAAAAGCAATTGCTTCTCCGTAATTTTGTACATAATCTGTACTTGGCTTAATTGGTTCAAATGCACTTGCTACATAATATTGACTAGATATTAATTCACCTGTTGTATTGCTAATTGAATAATTTCGAGTTACTTCATTTACTCTGAATAAGTTTTTACCTGTTTTTACAAATGCTGTTTTTTCTATCGCTACGGCATCACTTGCTAATTTTGGCGTTACGATTGATCCGTCCGCAGTTACTGCATTAACATTTGCATTACCTGAAATAGCTTTGATAACGTCATCACTTAATTCACTAAGCCCTATTTTACCTAGATTGTAATTAATATCTTTAACTGATAAATCACCTTTTTTTAACAAGCCATTTAAAGTGATTTGTAAATCTTGGAATTGTTGAGGTGTTAACTTATTATCATTAGCTATATCAATCGTGACGTTGCTTACACGTCTAATATGATTATATAATTCTTCAAAATTATAGTTCATATTAAGCAAGTTATCTCTATTCCACAATGAGTTGATAACTCTTCTTCCCATTTTATCGCTCTCCCTTATTTGAAATGATACCTAAAATCAAAATCAATACTGTCATAAGTTCCATTTATGATTTTAAAATCATTCTTTTTAGGTCCTAATTTTATAAATTGTCGATTGGTATTTCTTAACATGTTGTTAGGACCAACATAAATCAAAGGACCATTCAATACTAAGTCTTGACCTGTTACTTTTTCTTTATAAATAAATGTTTCTTGTGTGGTTAAATTTTGAATTTGAAAATTACCGTCTGTTTTCAAGCCTTTAACCGTAATCTTTAAGTCCATGTTTCGGTAATCTATCCAAACATTGCCACCGTTCCAAACTGAAAATGTACTATCCGAAAAAGAGTAGTGTGGATAGTCCAGACTTACGTTATCAGCTAGTCCGAATTTATTTTGTAAGGCCTCATATCCGTATTGTTCAATTTGCTGCGTTGTATAGGTCGTCATAAAGAATGGATGGCCGATAATTGTTGCTTTGATTTCTACTTTGGCATACCAATAACCATATCTTTCAGGTGTATACGCCTCATCAAACGCTACTTTCAACATTCGTGTTGGAACATTATCATCCACCACATAAAAGAAGTCATATCCATCTAAAAAACCATACAATTCACTAATTAACAATTTATGGTCAAATAGGTCGGAACTATGTTGTAAATAAAAGTTTAAAGTAACATCTCTTTCTCTATAATCAAAACCGAAATCAACTACACCTGGCTTACCGTCTCTTTCAGATGTAAGTCTATTTTTAGAAACGCTAGAAAAAATAAAATCCAAAGGGATAACTCCCTCTGGATAGTGCAATTTATTCATATTCGGATTGTATAATGTAAAGGACATGTTATACGTTGCCTCCTTTACCCATCAATTTAGTAATTGCCTCTTTACGCATATTCTCGTTGTGCTTTTTACTCATTTTGTCACTATCAAAATACTCTTTGTGAAGAATACCTTCATTAGTTTGTGCTACTTGATTATTTACATTTAACAATTGATCTAACTTATTAACCACTTGCATGAGAATGGAATTTTGATTTTTTAATTCCGTGTTCTCTTCAACTTGTTTTAAATACAGTTGTTCAATCCAATTATCTTTATTTTCTTTTTGTTCTCTTAGTCCGTCTGCAAAGCGAGAGATTGCCTCATAAACTGCCGATTGTGTTCGATCGAAGATGTCGCTATTAATAACACTTTCAATAGCTGCAATCGATACATCATTTGGTATGATTTGCTCGCCACCTCTTAAGTTCATAATTTCTCCGCCTTTTTCAAACACAGTAGCATAACCTTTACGAGCATTATTAGTACCTGCGGCGTACTTTTTACGTCTACCAGTTGGCCCCCAACCAGTTAAGCCACTAGCCATTCGACGTTTCCAGTAAGATAAATTAGCACGCCAATCTGTGTTATTGAAGAAGGCGAGTAATTGGTCGTAACCGTTTTTAATGTTTTTATGTCCTCTAATTGCATAACTGTTAAATGATCCTGGTGTATATTGTAGTAAGCCTTGTGCTTCATTACCGCCACTGTTTACGTCTTTTATCCCTTGTGTAACTCCAGCATTACCGCTACTTTCTGTTTGGATAAGTCGAGCAACATCGTTCACATCAGCGTTAGATACTCGAACGCCAATTGCTTTAGCAGCACGTCTGATATCGGGTTTCCATGCGCTTGCTGATTTAGAAACACTCTTACTACCATTATGTGACTTCAACCATTTAACTGGATCAATAGAATGACCTGTCATTGAGCCGAAACCGTGTTTATTCATTTCATAGTGTAAGTGAGGACCACTACTTGAACCTGTGTTACCAGAAATACCAATAGCGTCACCAGGTTTAACACGTTGTCCATTTTTAACAAGCCATTTACTTAAATGTCCAAAGTAAGCATCATAAGGTTTTGCTCTTACGATAACATGTTTCCCAAAACCTGATGCTGTATGTCTTGTTTCAACTTTACCGCCCATTGGCGTTAGGACTTTTTCATAAATATATGGTAAGTCAATACCTGGATGCGCCCAGTTAAACGGATAGCCTGGTGGTGGACCGTTCGGACTGTATCTTGTAGTAATGTTATCAAGATACTTAATAAATCGACCGTCGCCATCGCCACCAGAAACGTCATCTAACCAACCGCCAAATAACGATTTAACGCCTTCTTTTAGTTGTTTCCACATTGCGTCCCAAAGCATTTTAGGAATTTCGCCATTAACCATACTAAAGTCTACGCCAAACTCTTTTAGGACTTTATTAACAAGTTTTCCAGGACTACCAAGATATTGTAATAAGTCGCCTGCTTTCTCTTTGGCCCATGTTCCTGCAGCACCTAAAGCACCTTTAGTAGTGTTAATCATTTTCTTAGCGCCGTCACTAAGTGATTTAACCGTGTGTTTAGCACCTGAACCTATATTTTTAGTTTTGTCAGTAACGTATTTCCACGCTTCTTTTGCAGCGCCTCCAGCACCACCTGCGCCGAAACCACCTTGTCCCATCATTTCCCCAGCATCAAATGTAGGATGATTATGTTTCTTGCGTTTCTTAGCTTCTCTTAGCATACGTTTTCTAACATCTTCACCACTATCTGTACCACGAGAAAATTTAGGAATAAAGCCTTGATTTTGAAGTTTTTGAGTGGTTTTACCATTAATAACTCTATCGCCTTTGTTTAGAGGAACAACAACATCTCGTCCTTGTGGTGCATAGATAGAGCCATTACTACGTTGGATTAATTCTTGATGTCCGTTTACTCCTGTTCCGTTACCTCTACCTTTATCATTAACTGTTGCTAATGTAGGTTGATTAATAGCACCATTTGATACGAAATTTTGTGAGCTTGCACCTTCTGTACCAGTAGAAAGTTTAGGTATTTTACTATCTATACCTAATTTGCCACCTACCCAGTTCACTGCACCAATCAATGCATTTAAACTTTTCTTAACTGCGCTTACCATTCCAGTAATGTGGCCTTTGATTTTTTCAATAATATTTTTAAGTCCGTTAGACATATTGTTAAATGTCCTTCTAACACTATTCCATAAACCTTTAGCCATATTAACAGTTGTATTTTTAATACCACGCCATATATTAGACATGAAACTTTTCACTCGATTAAAAATATTACGAGTGCCACGAGATAAACTATTCCAAGTATTTTTAACACCTGACCATAAACCTTTAGCTTTGTTTACTACCGATTTTTTTATAGCTGTCCATTTTTTAATAAGCCATACTGCTATGGATGCCATGATTTTAATAGTTCCAGATTTTAAGGAGTTCCAAGTCCTTTTAACTCCAGACCATAATTTTTTAACTGTATTGACTACATTCTTTTTAATAGAAAGCCATTTTTTGATTAGCCAAACAGCAACAGAAGCTATAATTTTTATTGTGCCTTTTTTAAGGCTGTTCCATGTATTTTTTACGCCAGACCATAACGCTTTAGCTAATTTTATTGTTGTATTTTTAATAGCAGTCCATGTTTTTTTCATCCATGATTTTAAAGCAACTACTATTTTCTTAACTCCATTACTCATGCCACGTATAGCATTTACTACACCGTTTTTAATAGCATTCCATAGTTTAATTGACGTTGATTTAATAAAATTCCATGCTGTCGTAATAAATTTCTTTAAGCTATTGATTACAGTCTTAGCACCATTTACTAATGATCTAATAATCTTCAACACGCCATTCTTAATAGCTGACCATGTCTTTAAAGAAATATTTTTAATAAAGTTCCATATACTACTAAAGAATGATTTTAAGCCATTGAAACTAGCTCGTACTAAACTAACTAAACTTTTAGCGATAGTAAGTATTCCAGTTTTAATTAAACTCCAAGTTTTTAAACTATTTGTTTTAATAAAGTTCCAAATGCTTGAAATAATGTTTTTTAACGCTTGAATAGGATGTTGGACTGCAAACTTAATAGCGTTCCATGTTACTTTTGCAGCATTTTTTAAAATATTCCAAATAGCAATAGTTGAGTTCTTGATAGCATTCCAAATGTTAATGATATATGGTTTGATAAATCCGAATACTGCTACTGCACTATTTTTTATTGCGTTCCATGCATTTATTACAAAGTTACGGAACGTTTCATTATTCTTCCATAAGTAAATAATGGCAGCCGTTAAAGCACCAACAATTGTTATTACAATGCCTATTGGACCTGTCATAAATCTTAGTGCTAGACCTAAACCTTTAGTTGCAAGTGCGGCAGCTTTAGTGACTAATGCCCATGCTTTAGTTGCAGCAGTTGTTATTTTTGCTTGTATAGCTTGTCGTTTCATTCCTAATGTTGCAAATGCACCTTGCGCACCTAACAACTTCTCTGCACCTGTAACAGCAAGTAAAGCACCTCTCATACCACTCAAAGCACCTTTAACTAAAAATATTGGTTTAAGTAATAATAAGATAGCACCTGTCAAAGCTACTGTTGAACCTAATATTTTACCAATCATCGGATGTGTATTAACCATGCTTGCCATCCAACCAGTTATAGCATTAGTGATCGACAATGTGACTGACGCAACTGGAGCCATGCCTTTTACAAGTCCCCAAAGGACACCAGTAATATTTTTAATTAATTGCCATACTTTAGGACCGTTAGTTTCTAGGTATTCAACAAACTGTTTGAAACCATCTGAACGTTTTAATTCTTCACTCCACTTTCTAAATCCTTCTGTTACACTTTCTATACCTAGTAACACATTATGAGAGTGACCGCTAAATGCACTGAACAGATTGAATAAACCAGCAAATACATTGCCGAATATTCTTCCAACAATAGGTAAGTTAGTTTTTGTATATTCAACAAAACCATTTATTGCTTTAGATCCTTCAACACTATTTGCCCATTTTCTAAATGACAATGCCATATTCTCAAAGCCTTTTGATGCCCACACAAACAATGGACTTAGTTTGTTAAATACAGCAGTTGTACCATCTACAAAATGATAAGCACCTTGTAATAAATGGCCGAACGCTTGTGTTCCTTGCGTATTTAAAATGTTGAAAGCAGTTTTTGCATTAGATGAAGTTTTAACCCAATTTAACATCTTTCCACTCATGCTTTCTATTTGTCCTGCTGTTCGTGTTAAGAAAGGATTGAGGTTAGATAAAGAAGTTCTAGCAATATTAATGCCATTACTAAGTGTGTTGAAAATTTTAGCTTGGTTTTGAGCGATAAGTCCTTCCCATTCGCTTTTCAAACTACTTAACACACTTTGGTAACGTCTTGTTTCGTTAGTTAATGCTAATTCGCCATCTTCTAGTTTTTTAAGTGCATATGTCGCTTGTCCTGCAAATGCATTAATAGCGCCCATACCAATACCAAATGCGCCACCTAGACCAATAGCACCACCAGATAATGATGTGAGCATACCGCCGATACCAGCACCAGCACTTACAACTGAACCCATAATAGGTATTAAGTTAGCAAATTGTGTAGCCATAATTTCGCCCACGACACCTTGCGTAACTTCTCCCACACTTCGTAAGGTTGTTGCTATTCTATCTGCACTATCTCTAGCACCTGCAAAACCTGCTCCCATTAAAGTAGTAGCTAATCTCACTTTACGTTGTGACCTAGCAACTTCATCTAATTCATCTGAAAGCTCATCTGCTCGACCTTGTGCAATTTGCATAGCGATACTTTCTTTTAAAATATCGTTACGCAATTTGTCGGCTTGTCTACTTGTAGAACCATGTGCTAATGACACTTCTTTTAAATTTTGTTTAAGTAAGTTGATGTTAGCCTTAGATTTAGTGATAGTATAGTTCATTTCTGTTAAGTGATCTTTATAATTATCAACTGAACGTGTACCTTGTTTAAAAGCAATTTCACTGAGTTTTGCTCTGTTTTTAAGTTCGCCTAAGCTATTTTTTACTTGATCACTAGAACGGTTAAACTGTTTGTAAGCTAATTCTGTTTCTTTTAACTCACGATTATAAGTAGAAAGTTGATTTTCTGCTTGTTGTACTGCTCTTGATGCACTATTAAGCTTTCTTTTTTGTTCTTCGGTAACTACATTAGATTTACTGATTTCTGTTCTAACATCTTCCAAACTATCTTGTCGTTTTTTAAGTAAACCCTCTTGTGCTGTAATTGCTTTGCCTAAGTCTTTTTCTCTGTTTGCTAATTGTTCAGCGCTTAACTCATTTTTCTTAAATTCTGAACGTTGAGAGCGTAAAGATTTATTGATATTCTTTAGTTCTCTTTCTAATGTTCTTGTGGAGGCTTTTATGGGATCAACATCCATCGATACCTCTGCACCTAAGTTAAAATCTGCCATTATTCCACCTCCTTATCTTTAAATTAATGTCATCATTTGTTCAGGACTTAATGCTCCTGCTTTAGCCACTTTAGAAGCCTTACGCTTACGTTTCTTCGTATTGAAGTATTTATCGAAATCTTCCATAACAATTGCATCAACTTCATGTGGTTTGTACTGTGCGTCCTCGATAAAATGACGGTAAACTAAATAAATATCTTCGACTATTTCGTCTGCTGTTTTGTCTTTGTTGTAGTCGCTTTTTTCTTTGGCTTTCCCGCGTCATTACTAGCAAAGATTTTGCTATAAGTATCTGGTAAACTGTTTTCAACTTCTAAACCATCAAACACTTCATCAATCGTGAATTGATTGTCGAATACTTTAACTAATAAATTGGCGAACTCATCGTAAATCTCAAAATCTTCATCGTTGCCTTCTTCTTTGATTTGTTCATTTAGTTCTTCTGACTTATTTAAGAACTCTTTATACTCATCTGTTGCTTCTAGCTCGTCTAGTTCTTGATATAATTTTTCTGCTTCTTCATCCGTTTCTACATCTGCTAATTTGTTTTCTACTTTTTCGATTTTGTTTAATATGCCACGATGTTTACGGTATAAGTTTTGTAACTCGCCGATTGTACTAAAACCTGTTTGTAATTTTTGTTCGAACTCTGCTTGTGCTTTAACTGCACCTAAATTCAATTTATCTTTAACAAATGTTTTATTTTTACCGTCAATTTTTAAGATTACTTTAGCCATTTAGTATTGCTCCCTTATTAGTTATTTTTGTATACAAAAATAGGCGACCTATTACAGTCGCCTTAAATCATTTATGCAGCTGGCGTATTGTCAGCAGTCGTCACTGCGTCATCACCATGAATTGCTTTATAGAAATCTTCTTCATTGAAATCTGGATCTGCACTATGAATACGTGCAAATACTAATTTGTCATTATCACGTTGTACGAATGAGCCTTCCATTTCTACTTGGTCTTGTTGCTCTGGGCTATCTTCCATAGTAGATGCACTTGTATTAGGAATATTGAAGTTACCACGAGTTAAACCGTAGTAGATGTAAGAACCATCATTACAACGATACTTCCATGAAACTGATAAATATGGAGGTACTAAATCAGAAGTGTATAATTCCATACCTTTGTCAACTTTTACTCCTAAGAACTGTTCACGTTCTTCTTTGTTTAATTCCATTAAGTTTGCTGTAACTGTTGCACCAGTAATACCACTAAATAAGTTTAATTTTTTAACTCCATCTGCATATACTGGTTCGTTACCTTGTTCTAATTCTAATTCGATTTCTTGTAAGCCTGGAACGTCTGTTAAAGGACCTACTTCAAAACCATTACCTGCTTGACGACGCGCTTTGAAACCTTCACATGTAATTGCTACTTTTTTATCTGCCATTATTAATTACTCCTTTACTGGTAAAATTATTTCGTATTCATTCATTTGATTAAAAAGGCCGAGTTCCTTATCTTTCGAAAGGTCTCGGCTTATCACTCTGCCATTGTGCTGTTTGATAATGTCATTCACATACTCGCTTACTGTGTAAGTGGTATTGATGTCATTACCAAACGTTTCAATGGCAAATAAAAAGCGATAGTATTCACTATCGCCATCTCTATATATTGTGTTTTGTAATAATATTTCTGTAATTCTTACTAAAGGTGTGTATTCTGCTTTTTGATAGTTTTCAGGAATTTCAAAATTAAATATTTTAGGTTGCTTACTAGAATTGAGTAATTGTTCCAATTCTTTATTGCCTTTTAGCCACGAATATATACGTACAATAGGGTGTCTAGTCGACATCGACCATATTCCTCACTGCTTCTTTATATATTGCGAGAATTGGTGCTTTACTCATTTCTAATGAACGTCGCATAAAGTGTTGTGGTGGTTGCCCCATAGAACGATTAGAGGGACGAGTACCGATATCTGGAAAGTGGATATACCAACCTGCATCAGCACGTTTGCGACCTTTGTCAAAACCAACTGTTTTAGTTGGATTAAGTTCATCACGACTGAAATTAGAGATTTTTAATACCTCTACTGCATGAGTTGAATGAGTTTGTCGCTTGTGTACTGGTGTATTAGCCTCAATGTTAGCTTTATAGAGTTTTGCACCCTTTGTTACTGCCTGTTTTGATTGCTTTTCACTATTGATAACTAATTTTCTAATTTTATCTGATATATCCTTATCACTGTCGTAACGTTGTTTAGTCATTACTCTACCACCTCGCATTTCAACATTTGACGCTCTAAATCTTGTAAGTCTGTTTCGATATATTTAATCTTGTATCCTTTTCCTTTGAATTCAACTATCATATCTGACTGTATATCAGCCTTTTGTCGATAACGGATAATAAAGTCGATTGTTCCCCGTCTTGCCTCTAGGCCCATTTCTCTAAATTCTTTTATTGTAGTTTTTGACACTTCGCAATAAGGAGTGGCAATCAACTTCTTATCTGTTACATATATACCTTCATCATTGACTGTTTCAGTTTGGTCATAAATCTTTATTCTATGTTTGAGCCTTCCGATTTCCATAAAGCATACGCTCCTCTCAAACTTTGAATAAGCGCTAGTGATGAAGGAGCTACATTGTACTTAGCGAATTGACTTGTAATTGATCTATTCTCGTAGTGATGACCAACTTGGTTAATCACAGCTAAGTTGTAAAGTGCATTACCTTTATAAAAAGCATTTGCTTTACCATAACCACTTACAGCGCCCTGTATTTCTTGTTCAGACGCTTGTATCAACCCTAAAATTTCATCATCATCAAAATCATGGTCAACTCTTAAACGATTTTTAACTTCTTCAAGTTCCAAAGTAAGCATTTAATCACCTACTTTTTATCTTTATTATCAATACGTTCTAAGAAAGGACCTTTAAATCCTTTTTCGCTCAATGTTTTCTCTACTGCATCAGCACGTTTTACTGTCATTTCGACTTCTTCATTCTTTTTAAGTACACGCTTTAACTCTAAGTCGTTATATTGTTGTTTAACTTTAAAATTAGCCATTATTTAGCCTCCTTTTATGCTTCTGGTGAGCCAGTGCCTAAATCTCCAGCTGTACCTGTGTAAGTTAAGAAACGACCTGCTTCTTCTACACCTTTTACAACGTCAAAGCGCATGTAAGTTGCTAAAACTTGACCATAAATTTCATTTTCTACCCATTTAACAGTAGCTTGTTTACGGTCTGCAAAGAAGATTGCGTAGTTTAAATCGCCGATAAACGCTTTTTTATCGCCCTTAGCACCTAAAATTTTATCTTTAACGATGAATACTGGACGACCAAATAAAGTTGTACCTGATTTGCTAGTGATATCTTGTTTTAATAAATACTGACCATTTTTGTCTTTAAGTGTATCTAACGCTTGATAGAACGATTGAGACACAACTAATGAAAGATTATAAGCTGGATCAATATCTACATTGATGATTGCTTTAATATCATCTAAGTTAGCAGTATTAACTGCCTCAAATGTTTTCATTACATCTGCAATTTGTTGGTTAGTTGTATTCAAAGCTTGACGTGCATTGTTTTTAGCAATGATTTGAGCAAGATTTGCTTCACTATCGTCTAAACTTTCTTGAGAAACTGGAATTTGACCACGATATGTTTTGATTTTGTAATCAATGTCTGTGAATTTAGGTTTAGCTAGTTCTGGGTTTTTCTCTAATTCTTCAACTGCAATCATTGTTTCTTGTGCAGGATTTAAAATTGGATGAGAGCCGGCAGCAGTTGTAACTGGTTGAACATTTACGAATTTTTTAAGGTCAACTACCGTTTCAGGCAATTCTTCTGGCACATACTTAATATCTTCTGGAATTAAAGGTTGTGCATCGACTGATTTAACGTTGTCACGTTTAGTCCCTTTTGATTTAATGTAATCTACAAAGCCTTGCGCTTCGTCAGATAACTTGCTTTGTTTGTTTTCAATAATCTGTCTTGTCATTGAGCGTTTGCCTCCTAGTTTCTTTTTATCTTCTAATTCTTCATCGGTTGGATTTTCAACTTCCTCTTTAACTTCAACCTTTTCTGGTTGTTCTTTCTTCTCTTTTACTTCTACATCTTTACTTTCTGCATCAGGTTTGTCATTTTTCACTTCTGTTTCTGTTTTCTCAGTAGATGCTGGTTTGTCGGAATTACTTGAGATTTTTTCTTCTGATTGAACAGCGTCAGCAATTTCTTTTTGTTCATTGTAAGTTGCTTTAGCTTGTTCAATTTCTTCTTTTAACTTTCTAGCAGTTTCTACATCTCCATCTGCGACTGCTTTTTGTGCTTGATCAATTAAATCATTAATTGACTTAGCTTGTTCGTCTAATGTAGCCATTAGTTTCACTCCTTTAATTTATTTATTAAAATTCGGCATAAAAAACAGCCTACGTATCTACACGTAAGCTTTCTAAGTCGAACTCTAATTTATATTTTTCTAACTCTTTAAATTTGTCGAGACCTTTAGCACGTTGTCCTACAACAACGGATGTATCTCGATACGCTGGTAGAGTAACAATACTCACTTCTAGTAATTCATCAATCGTGTTAATCGTTTGTACATATTCACCGTTAATCTTTGACCATGTTCTTGCAGTATCGTCGTTAATAGGGAGTGTATAAAAAAAGCTGCATTGGTTTACATTGCCTGCTTTGATATTTTCATAAATATCTCTTGCATAGCTTGTATTTGGTAAGAAACACTTGAAATAAAGACCTTTGTCGTCAACAGTTAGTTCTAACGTATTTGCTAATGTACGACCAACGATTTGATTATAGTCGTGATTGATTAAACACTTAACGTCTGTTACATCTACCTGACTTAGTGCAGTCGGACTTATAATTTCTTTAAACCCTCCTAAGTCATCGCTTAATGTGTCGAAAATAATTGCATAACCTTCTACTACCATTTCTTCATCAGTAGTTGTTTCAATCTGACTGTATGCCACCCAGTTCATCACCTCCTTTATTGAGGCTATCTATATTCTTCTGTACTTTACTATCTTGATAAGCTGATAAATCTTTTAAGAATATAGTGTTTAAATCAGCGAGTGGTTCACTGCCATTTTCTACTGGTTTAAAGCCAAATTGCGCTCTAGCTTCATCTAACGTAATAATTTTCTTAGTAAATAATTGCGTAACACGTTCAAGTTTTACTTCTGGATCACTATCAATCAAACGTGCTACGTCATAATCGAGTGTTACTTCGTATGGCGCTTGAGCAAATAATTTTTCTTCAATTTCTGCATTCATCATTGAGAAAATTGGATATAACGTACTTCTGTAATATTCAATACCACTGTCTTTTAAAGAAGTATTTACAGTTTCAATGCCTAGTTTCGATAAAGGCAAACCAAATGCTTTAGCAACCTGTTGGGTACTAAATTTATAGCTATTTAAAAAGTTCAACACTTCGGTTGGTACTTTTAATCTGTCAAAAGTCATTGTATCGTCTAACATTACTAAACCGTTATTATTCTTTAATTGACTGTTTTCAAAGTTTTGTCTGATTATCGCTAATTCTTCATCAGAATAACGACCATCTTCGTATTTAAGTATTGCAGTAGAAGTGCCACCATTTTTAAAGAACTCATCTAAGAATTTCTTACTTCCCATTGAAATGCCTATTTCATTAGCTAGAGCAAATAAAGGACTATAACCGTTAAATCCGTCCATCGAGAACATTCTAAAATGAAGTACATCATCTGTATCAAAACGGACATGACCGTCACGTTCATCAATATAGTTATACTTAATTTTATCGTCTATTTGTTCAATAGATACTGCGTTATTTTGCATGTGGTAAAGTTCTATCGGTTGTCCTTTATCATCTCTTACAATTTCAACGTATGAGTTACCATTTAAAAGCATGTTAGCCACAATAATGTATTTGAAATGCCATGCATCAAGATAAGGATTAGGTCGTCTATTAAGTAGTTTAAGTATTTTCTTATCATCATCTAAATAACTATCTTTATCATTAAATTGAATGCTCGTACTAGCTATGTCTTTAGAGATAATGTCAATTGCAGTAAATACATCACTGTTTCTTAAAGAACTAATGCCATTCCATGTAATGTCACCTAAACCGTTTGCTTCTGTAATCATCCTTAGTGTACTTCTATCAACCGAAACTTCATTACTACGTCTGAAACCATTAAAATTAAATACGCCCATTAACTATTTCCACCTCCTCCCTTAAAAGGTTGGTCAAGTGTTAATGCAAAGCCTGTTACAAGTAGCCCAGCAACAATAAAACCTAACGGCTTCCACGCTAAATATGCACCATATCCAATTAAGACAATGCCAATTAAGGTTAATAGTAAAATAATAATATTCTTTGCTATTTCCATACGTGCCACCTCCTTATATAAATACTGGCAATGCTCGTTTTTTGTCCCATTCATGCTCACTCGCTATAACATATGCAAATATCGTACTCATTAATGGATCAATCTTTTCACGATTAAGTTTTTTCTCAATCATGACACTATCATTCACATTCTTAGCTACTGCATTTTTTACTGCGATATCGAGTAGTGGATTTTTATGATGTTTAATTTGTTCGTCTATAACTTTTAATCTAAAATCAATGACTGGATTAGATAACGTCATAGCACCCTGACGAATTTCAATCAATTCATAACGCCAGTTTCGTTTTTCAATTTCTGCAATAAAACCATGAATAGCATGTGGATCATAACAAATAGCTTGGACATCTAAGTTGTTAGTTAAGATGTATTTTTCAATGTAATCTAATACTTGATTACTGTTGATAATGCCACTTTGTAAGTCGGTGATTGTACAATAACCATGTTGCGCCATTTGTCTGTAATCTATTAGGTCACGTTCAATTTTTGCTTGTAGTCCACCTTTAGTAGCAACGAATGAATGACTTGTGACAAAATATTGTTTCTTAACCTCATCTAAATGTATAAACGATACTGCGGTTAAGTCATCTGCACGAGACAAGTCTAGTCCAATATATGTTTTAGTTCCTTTAATATCGAATTCAGTTTCATTTTTCTTCCAGTCGTTAAAATCTAGATAGCTTTCTTCTGATGCTTGCATCCAATAATTAAAGTTTTTAACTAATACTCGAAACATCGTACCTTTTTTAACTGCTTCATCTACTCGTTTTTGTAAGAAATCTTCAATCTGTTCTTTTAGATCATCATTTTCATTGATAAGTGGATTACTTTTTGCCCACATGGTTTTGTCTTGCCATTCTTCCTCGCTATCTTGTTCAAAGATTATCGCAAAATATTGTTCATCATGGTAAGTGTCGGCAAGTATTTCTTTAGCATAGGGCCATTCATCCATATACATTGGAGCGTTTAGATTAAATCCTGCCGTTGAGATGATAAAGATTAAGCTTTGCATCAAGTTACCTTGACCTGATTGGATAAGTTCTAACATTTCGTTTGTTTTTGCAGCATGATATTCATCTATAACAGCTAAAAACGGCTCAAAACCGTCAACTGCCCCTGTATCACGAGAGAGAGGCATAACGTATGAGCCATCTTTTGTATGTTGTAGTAGTTCTCTAACCTTTTTAACGTCTTTTTTTAGTTCAGGCACTTGAGAGATGAAGTACATTAGTTGTTTAGCTACCATATTGAATACAATACTAGCTTGTTTCTTATCATTTGCAGCACAAAAAATTTGCCTACCTTCAGCTGGCTCTCTATCAAACAAAAATGAATAGAGCGTTAAACCACTTACTAAGAGCGATTTCCCACCTTTACGAGCCATTGAGATAAACGCTTTATTAAATCTTAGATAATCCTCTTCTTCAGTAAACCAACCTCTTACCATTGATACAATAAACTTCTGAAACAATGCGAGTTTATTAAATTTACCTTTTGTATCTGGCAACACTTCAATAAATTGAATAACTTTCTTTGCACGCTTAGGTTTATATACATAAGGAAACTCATTATCTTCAATACTACGTTTTATGTCTTTTAAATGACGTATACAAGCTAATCTCGTATCTTTGCAAGTAACAAAAGCCCCCGAGAGTACCATAACGCAATATTTATAAGCGTCATCTTTGTACTCATCGGGGATATTTAAATATTCTTCATATGCTTTCGGTATTTTTACGTTAGTCATCGTCATCAACACCAAACTTACCGTAAATAGATTCTTTTTGTTCATCAGGAGTAGGGACAACTAACTTCATTCGACTGTCAATCGTCATTCCTAATTGTCCACAGATCGATTTTAGTTCTTTTATTCCATCCATGTAAGTAAAGTATTGAGGCGTTCGTTTTGTACCTTCTTCGTTCACTGTGCCATGTTGCATAATATGACGATACGCTTCATCTGTAAGTGATACTAATTGGCAGTAACGTTTGATACGATCATAATCAAGTTCTGCGATAGGCAATTGTTCGAGTAAAGGAATGATACGTTTCCACTCTTTTTTACCTTCTTTAGTTAAATCAGTCGGAACACTCTTTATATCAATCTTATTAAATTGAGATAAACCATTTTCTTTAAGTTCTTGATATTCTAAATCTTCTTTATTATGATTTCCTGTTTTTACAGCGTTCAATTTACGTGGTCTAGCCATGTTCTCACCTCCGAATAGCGATCTTAGATTTTTAGTTTCTAGAATTTGGGTACAAAAAAGTTATCGAGCGATTACGCCCTACGCGTATCAGACAGGGGGTATATCAAGCCCTCCCTTAAATTTCCGATACATTGTTCATCGTTTCCGTCTTTGCCCCCTATGGCTCTCTAAATGGCACTCGGCACATACCGTTTCCAAGTTGTTTATATCTAATCGTTTTTCCCAATCATCTTTTAATTCAATAATGTGATGAACGTAAAAACGTTGACCTTTTTTTACTGGATTAACGTAACCTTTTCTAAGGCATGACTGACACAGATATTTATCTCGTAATAGTACTTGTTTACGTTTGTTTCTCCACTCTTTTGAATGATAGAACTCCATATACTTGCTATCCTTACCATATCTCGTGTGTGCGTTATACTGCTTGGCATTACGTTGCCTATTACGTTCCCTTTGTGCCTTGTACTCGCTCTCTGTCATCGTCTTTCGTCCTTGTCTAATCTTTGGTTGAATGAATGACAAATGATTTCACTTCTTTCAAGACAAAAAGAAAAGAACAAACAACAATGAAGTTGAATGTTCTTTTTGATTGTTTATTATCTAATAATATTTGATACTAACAATATATATTAATTATCTTCGCAATTAAACAATGTGAGAATTGCGATTAATCGAAATGAATAAAACCAATTCTCTTTGCAGTTTCTTCCATTAACTTTCTTCTCATCCTTAATACAGAATAAACTGAAATGACTTTATCATCTTCTCTTTGCTTAGTTAATTCATGAGCAATATCTTCCCATTCATGTATAAGTAAATCTTTGTCCCAATATCTATAATCAACTATGACTTGTTGTTCTTTAGTTGCACTTCTATATATATCTTCAATAGATGTAATAGTATTGCTTAGGTTTTTATACAAGTCATCTTGATGCAGCTTGACCACTTCATTCTCTACTGGACTGGTAACTATATTAGATTTACCTCCACCAAAGTTAGTATCGGTTGGTTGGTATAATAATTCATAGCGTCTGTAAGCTAATTGTCCTTTCATCTCTTTTAAGTTTTTCCAATACTCCTCCATTAAAACTACGTCGCGCTTGTTCAAAGTCATCAACTTACCTCCATTACTTAAACTGTTTCTTCGCTCTCTCTATCTCACGTTCAATATCTTCTATGTCACTTTCTCTTACAAACTTACTAAAGAGATATACGTTGGTGTATTTCAGTGCATCTAATTCATTACGCAAGATTGAGTTACTACCTAATGCAATCAGTAATGCTATTGCGAGAATTATTGATATTGTTATCCACATGTTATTTACTTACCTCCATATTTAGATGCATATGATCTGATTGGTTAAAAGTACCCACATCATCTTCACTCTGCAACTTTACGATAAGTTCGTTAGTTAGATATTTGCTTAGTTCATACATTCCGATGATGAACCATATTTTTATTACGCGTTTAATCATTACTACGCACCTCACTTTTAAAATTAATATCTTTTACAGTGATACTATTATGATCTTCTAATAAGTAATAATAACTAGATAAGAAATCTGCTATAACTATAGGATGCTTAACAGCAATCCCTTGTTGAGTATTAACTCCGGACAATTTTAAAAAATACACGTCGCTATAATTGATTACTGAACAATCACCAACAATCAAGGTGTCATCTTCTATTTCAAACTCAATGCCTTTGCTAATTAATTCTGAAGTTATTATTTTGAAATCACTCATTCCGTTCACTCCTCATCCCAATCTATCTTGCAAACGATACAGTTTTCTAAGTTGCAATCTATCATGCTGGCTTAATATACACTTTGCTTTCTTCTTAGCTTCTTCCTTATCCTCTGCATCTACCAACGTCATATGTTCATTCTCTCTAGGTTCTTCTACATTTACATGCACATGGCCTGTGCTGTCTGTAAATTCTCTGATTAGGAATTGCATTATTCTACAACCTCTAAAATCTCATGTTTCATTCTGTATTCTTTGACAGTACCATAGCAGCGTTCTGCAATATCCCTAGCACTATCTAAATAAGAAGTTTTAATAGCTTCTTCTATGTTTTTAGTGAAACTGTATACATTTCCAAATGCATTTGTTGATACATACAAGCCACTCTTTATTTCAATAATATATTTCTTGTCATTTTTATTATCTTCCATTCCCACTCACTCCTTATCCCATATATAATCAGCTTTAATAACATCTGGTAAAATATCATAAGTTCGTTCAAATATATCTGGTTTAACTGGATAAAACTCTCCATTTACACCTTTAACAATGTAATCTCCAAGGCTTGCTGTCATAGTTCCTTCTAACGTTTCAACGTACATATAACCTATATTAAACTTACGTGATACCTTATATTTAATTTTTCCTACTGCCCATTGTGAAATATCATACGCATTGTCTATATTATTAAATTGCATAAACTCAATTTCTACTGGTTTTTTTTCTCGCTTTTTTTTAATATTCACTTTATCTACTCCTCGTTACTCCTTACCAAGTATTCTTTTAATCTCTGTAATTAAGTATTGTGTCATCTTTCTAACACTCCATAATCTACACCAATAGGATAAATCAGTAGAGATAAAATATTTAATATTATTCCCAACAAGAAAAAGAATAACAATCCTTTTTTAGATAGTTGTTTATTAGCTATTAAGTCGACTGTAAAAACTGACAAACTTACAATCGACCCTATAAAACTCCCGCAAAATAACGTTGCTATAACGTACCCTGTCACTTCCCCAGCACCTCTTTTACTTTAGTTAGAATATCTTTATTCTCCTGTGCTTCCGTATGCTCCACGTTCTGATTCTTCATCAAACTCTTGCACCTCCGTTGGCTCTGGTAACATCACTGGCGTAACAACCAACTGTGCTAAACGTGTGCCTGCTTTAACTACGATTGTCTCATCACCGATATTATCTGTGATAATTCCGATTTCTTTGTTATACGTATGATCTATTGTTCCTAATGCAACACGTAACTTAGTTTTAAGTGAATTACCTGAACGTGGTCTTACTTGTGCCTCATATCCATACGCTAAATCAATCGCAATGTGTGTTGGTACTACTTTTGTACTATGCGCTAAAATTGTTGTATCTTCTGCTACATATAAATCTAATCCACTATCTGTTGGATTTGCTCTTGTTGGTAAAATTGCTTTCTCTGATAATAATTTAATTGGTAAAATTCCCATTTATTGTTCCTCCAAATCACTTAATAAATTTTGAAACTCATGTGTCCCGTCTAGTTGATCCATTAAATGTAAATCGGTATATAATTGTTGTGCAGTACTCATATTCCAACCACTACTCCAAGTATCATTAGCATCAGTTATACTGTATTGATTTATATATCTGATTTGTTCTATATAGTCTTCAGTTAATTTATCCTTCAACTTTTGCCATGCACGTTTATACTCTCTATTTTTCATGGTCTGCACACTCCTTATATTTATTTACAATTTTCGTGACTTCATGTGCATAATCGTCAGGTGCTACTATATAATCAACGTTTAAAATATCATCAAACGCCTCTGCCTTCCTTTTCACTTCTTCAATATCATTGATGAGTTCGTCGCGTTGTTTCTTGTAAGCGTCACGTTCCGAAATATGTTTCGAATTCTCTTCAAACCAAAATTCTGATTGCTTTTCAAAATACTCTTTTGAGCCAAAATGTAATTTTGCCATTTACTCGTCCTCCAATAACTCTGGGTTTTCGTGCTTGTTACCTAAAATCTCACATGGCGCTCTTAAATCTACACTTAAATGTTCGTATTGTTTTACTCCTCTTACATCAAAACGAGATGCTGCATCATCTACAAAACCAATAAATCTACCATATTTAGAATGATTTGTTTTAACAATATCCCCCTCATAAATTTCAGTACCATTCTTATCTTTCAAGCCCGTTGATTGCATGAGTTCAACAGATGAATGCCATCTTTTATGATCTCCTTTACCGTTAGAATTTACTTCGGCTAAATGTATAATTCTTGCACCTCTGCGACTGAATTCAATAGTTTTTACTTTATGCATTTTCTTTTCTTCTTTATCCCAAACTCTAAATTTAATCATTATCTCAAACACTCCCTGTTCCTTTTAATATCGTTCTCATTTACCAACATCGTCACTCTACTTCCTGCTACCTTAACCACAAAGCCTTTGACACCTAGCTTGCGTAATTCCTGTTGTATCTGTGTAGGTGTCTTGCCTTGTGTAGCATAGCGATAGCGTTGGTTGATTGTGTTGGATAGTATCATGAGATTAACTCTTCACATATCTCATCAAAAGTTTGAATACCTCTACCGTCAGTGACATCCATAATTACGCCATACACATATTGATTAATACTGAACTCTGCACGATCTTGTTCATCTGAAATATGTCCTGTACCTTGTCTAATGTCAGTACATTGGACATAAATCTTAATGTCCTTCTCACTTGTTCTTTTAAGACGCTGTGCATACCCCATTTCGCAAATTGTCCCTTGTGCATGAGGTAAGTAGTCGAATATCATAATACTGCTAGTTTCCATGCCTAATGTGTCATTAAACACAATGCGTTCTGCTAGTTTATCTTGCTTAGCATTTGCTTTATCGTTTATGTCCTTATCGTCATGTGGTGCGTAGACTTTAAAGCCTAATCGTTGTAACTCTTGTTTCTCCCACTCACGACGCATCTGTTGGCCTATACTTAGCATGTCACCACCTAAATAGATCATTGTTAGTCCTCCATCACGTCAATAACTTCATATTCAATTATCTCTGGACTAGAAAAGTCAGTTTCATCAGTTGAAGAAATCACTTCTAAGTCAGGACTACCATTAAAGAAGCTTCCAGGTGTTTCAAATCCGTAACGTGTTGCTGTTTCCATTTCATCTAAAATTCCATCGATATCTTCGTTAGTATCCACTTCGTATTCTCTAATTACTTTTATTGTTCCTTCTACCGTAATATTATATTTAGTCATTCTATTTTGCCTCCCAATTCTCAATCGCAAATTCAACACTTTGTTTTGCTTTCTGTAAGTCTTGTAAACCGTTCTTTCTAGGCGCTCTCATTAAGTATTTAAGTGCATTCCCTACGTGATAGAATACTGACGCTGATTTGTACGTCTTGCCTACTAATTCGATAATCACTCGTGCTGAGAACTTACCGAATTGATAATGTGGCGGTTCGTTTACCATGTCTTGTCCTTCCTTCATATCCACCTTACGTGTGAAAGGCTCATTCACTTTCACGAAGTCGTCATTGTCAGTAAGTGTAAATTTATAGCCAGCTGCATTCTCTACCTCTGCGTACCAAACTGTTTTTAATAGTATTTCTTTTGCATACACACGATTGACTATGGCCGTTTGCATAGCAGTAACACCTTTAAATGTTGCTTGGAACTGAACAATATTATCTACTTTCAAATCAATTATTCTTACATTTTCCATTCCGCTACCTCCTTACCTTTGGAAATATGTCATTCTCCGATAAGTATCTAAACCACTTACTGTTCACTCTATGCTTAGCAACTTCACGTTCTGCACGTTTAGCCCTAGCAATACGTTCTTCTCTACGTTTACGTTTCAACGCTCTTTCGTGCCTAATTTCTGCTTGCTGTATCTCATACAATTGCTTAGCTGTTAATTGCTTTTCATTTCTTTCGTACATCTGCACCATATTCATAAACTCCTTTGCCATGTATTAATTCTGGTCCACGTAGGCCTTCGTCATATCTCTTACGAACCGTACTATCTGATACATCGAAATATTTGTACACATCACACAATCTGTAACGTTTACCGTTTAAATTCACTTTCGGCATAGTGTCACTTCCAATCTGCGTAACTGACACTAACGTCAGTAATGTTTTTGATATTATCGAGTAAATTGTCAGGATCATTTTTATATCTATTAGCGTAATGTTCGATATAGTTTTCTCTATCTGCATGTTTGTTTATCCAAATAGGTTGTTCTACTTCGACGGTTAGATCGAATGTGAGTTTTAGTGTTTCTTCCTGCATAACTAATCCTCCTCAACTATTTTTATTGCTTCTTCTACGCTTCTTGCTACTCCGTATAAAATGTTTTGCGTTTCTGCAAAATCTCTAAATTTCTTTTGTTCAGGTCTTAAACTTCCATTTTCTGTTTTTACTTCGATTGCGATAAACTTTCCATCCGATTTTCTGAAACCAAATGTATCTGGAAAGCCTTTAGGGAGTAATTTGATTATTCTGTTATCTTTTGTCTGTACTTTTCCAGCGTTTGCTCTCCAAAGTCTATGACCACGTTGATTGATTGCTAAGATTATTTCGTTTTGTATTTTTTGTTCTGACATTATTTATACTCAATCCTTAAAAAGTTTTGAGTTGTTACTGGATTATCAAACCAACCTGAGTCATCTACATCAATCATTTCAATATCACCTTTTTCAGTTAATGCAAATAAAGGTATTCTAGAATACTCTTCAGTACCATCTTCCATTTGAAATACTGCGTATAAATTGTTAGGTGCTGTTATTATTTGAATATATTTATCATTATTTTTCATTGTAAAATTACTCCTCTGGGATTGTTTGGGAATAAAAAAATATTGATTTGGGTTTAAAAAAACTTATCATATCAACGTTTATAATGATTTTGGGAGTTTGGGAATCAAGTTCAGAAAGTTTTCTATATATATTTATATTATTTTTGTTATATTACTTTTTATTATTTAATTCCCATTACTCCCAAAAGAGTAAAAAGTATAGTTAAAGTGTTGGTATGACAGTATTTTGGTCTGGGAGTTAAATCGTATTTTGATTCCCATTTAATTCCCAAATAGTCATTTTCACTCCCAAACATTCAAATATTTAAGCTAAATTTATTCGGATAGCTATCATTATTGATTTCTATACCTTGATAATATTCAGAACTTGATTTTTTAACGGAGAATTTCTTTTCCATTTCTGATCTGAATTTTCTATTACTCATTTTGTATTGATGATTTTGTCTAGCCCACATATCATAAGCTTTAAATAATTCACTAGTTTTTACATACTTAGTTGCATCTATGTTGCAACATTCTTCAATAAACGCCTCTGTACTATCCATTTCTGTACGGTACTCATCTCTTTGCTCTTTAATAATGGCAGGCTCAGAAAGTCCGATACGTTGCCACTCAAGAAAGCCGTCTACACACCATTTCATTATTGCTGGTAATTCTTTTTTTAATTTGTTGGTTAAATCACGATCAATTTCTTTTAAAGGTATTTGTTTTTCAAAAGGAATAATGACAAAACGTCTCCAAATACCATCGTCACGACCTCTTACATATGGCTTGTGGTTAGTCGCCATCCACAACTTAAATTGTGGTGTGAATTCAAATTCATTCTCGTATAACTTACGAGCTGAAACTCTATCTCCACCTGTTAATTGTTTAATTAAACCTTCGTCGAAACGTTCGCCTTCATTAGGCTCTGTGGTTGTAACTAATCTTGCACCGTCTAATTTTGCTATTTCTGGCGATGCGTCTGATTGTGTTTTGCTTGCCATAATTGCTTGTGGTTGAATGTTAGTGGCATAGTTGCCAAAAATTTCATTTAGGATATCTAAGAATACTGATTTACCATTACGACCATTACCATATAAAACCATTAACACTTGTTCAGTTGTATATCCCGATAAAGAATAGCCGACGGCTCTTTGGATAAATTTAATAAGTTCTTGATTACCTAAAAATATGTCATTTAGAAATTCTTCCCACTTAGGACAATCTGATTTATCGGTGTATTCAACATTAGATATTTTGGTAAAATATTGCTGCTTATCATGTTCTTTAAGTTCGCCAGTTTTTAAATTAAGATAACCATTTTGGGTATTAAATAAATCGAAATCTTTATCAAATGTTTCGTTTGTAACTGGCAATAAGTGTTCACATTCTTTTAGCATATTTACTTTTTTATTGTGATTGCGTGTATCTTTCCAATGTCTGTATCGGTACTTTTCCATATCATCTGAATCAATACCTTCGCTTTTGAACAGTTTCTCTTTTTTAATACTTTCTGCTACTTTGTCGGTTAATATTTTCATACGACCTGTATCGTCATTCTTCCAGTGTCTACCGTCGTAATACATCCATAAACGAGAAGTATAGTTGTAACGAATATTCTCTCCAAACTTATCTCTAAGACGTTCAGCATTACCAGTGTCATCATAAGAGTAACTTCTATTTTCTTTTGCAGGTTTGATTGCTTCATCCATGATAAATATTTGGAAATCATCATCAGTAGTTTCTGGTACAAATTCATTCTGACAACTTTCAATGGCTGTATTTATAGTGATATTTCCGTAAGTTTCTTCGCCACGCTTTTCATCCCATTTATCACGATAAAGGTTTGATTTTCTGAATATGTCATCCATTTTTTTAGGATCTCTTGCAGTCCAAAAAGCTAAATCATTAGCAAAAGCTAAATCTGCTTCTGACTGTGAAGAATAAAACTGTTCCCAATCACCTTCGTATAATGTTGTGAAACGTAAGCTATTCTTTGATTTTTTAGCAATATCAATAATTTGTTCAGAAGTTAAATTGTTACCATTACCACCACTTAAATTTTGAGCGTTTATATCAGGCTCTTGCTTAGCAATATATTTACTGTGCAGGAAGTTAAGCTGACCGTACTCGTCATTGCTGATACCGTTATATCCTCCGATTTGTTTACCAGTCATTGTAAAGAAACGACCTTTATCATAAATCTCTACATTCCCACGTCTACGTCCTTTTTTAGGTAGTTCGCCTTTTGTTATTAAATGAATACCTGTGCCACTTGGTGATACTTCTGCATAGGTTTCTAAGACATTTATAAACTCACTAATAATATTGTCTGTATCAGGATCGTTTAAATACTCCTTAATTTCATTACCTACTTTATCTAAATCAATACCTATATAAGGTTCTACGAAGAAGAAACCTATACCGTCATACCCATTTAAATTATTAACTGCATCTTCAAAGCTAACCCATGTAGTTTCGTCATTAGATTTAGCCATGTTGTTAGTAAGAGGGTTGTATGGACGTTTTGTTTTACGCCCATTTTCTACCTCTTCTATTTTGAAACAACACCACTGATCTAATTCTTTTAATTCGTATGGTATTTTGTCGTACACAGTGGTGAGCCTCCTTTATTAAAATGGATAATCTTCATTTTCTGTTTCCGCTAAACCACCAGCAAACGGATTGCTGCCATCATCAGTTGTTTTAAATTTATGAGCCAATTCTGGGAATTTTGTTTTATCCCAACGTTTAACATTTAAGTTCTCATAAGTTTTTCCATTGTATTCTGAAGTTTCGTTTTTAACTGTTACACGCACTGCTTTTCCTAAGAAATCTTTGAATAATTCTTCAATTGAAGAATATTGTTTACCACGTTGTAATTGAGCAGCAGCACCAATAGTATTGAAGAAACGCATATCATATTTACCTGTTGCTTTCGCTTTCCAAATTCTATGGAATACGATATTGTTTTTATATTTTTGATCAATATCGTTTCTAATTGTTAAACGTACATCTACGAATTCTGTTCCTGATTGTGTTGCGCTTTCTTCAAATTTAGTAATCACTGTTTCATAAGTTCCGTCTTGAATTCCACCGTCAAAAGTATCTTCCATGTTTAAAGTAATGTTTGTCATAATTAAAATTCTCCTTTAGTATTAAAATATTTTTCTTCGGCTAATTTACGTGCCTCAATTGCATCTTGTTTGTTTTCATAAGTTCCTAAATGAATTTGTTTTTTTCTCACTACAATATATGCTCTCCAAGCATCTTTTTTTCTTTTTCCTGGTTTTGCTTTAAGAAGTGAAACGCCTTTGTAACCTGAAGTATTATGTGTCGGTTTTTTAATATTTTTTGCCCAAGTCACAGTACCATTTACATAGCCACGTTTTTTTAAATATTTGTCTCTATTTTTATTCAATTCATTCATAGATTGTCTAGATTTTTCACGACCTTCTTGACTTGTTTTATAGCCAGATGCATTCCCTCTTGAAATGTTTACAGATTGATATTCTTTATAATTTCCATCTTTATCTTTAACTAAGTAAATGATGTAATTATCTTTGGTGCGTTTTCCAGTATCTCCGATAATAGTTAAACCGTTTATTACTTCTCCACCTTTATAAATACCGCGTTCTTTCAAACTCTCTAACCTCCTAACATTCCTAATCTTTTTGCTTGAATATAAGCCCAACCAGGTTTATATCCTTTTTGTTTAGCAAGTTGATATAATTCTTCGACACTTTCACATTCTTCAGGCTCTTTTAGAGTTAATGTGATAATTTTATCGTCTACTTCTTCTAACTCTGCATCTTCGTCAATGAGTAATTCTGTTTCTTCTCTCTCTTGTGGAAATTCAAAACCACATGCAGGACAAACGGAATACGAACTTTCTATAACGCTGTAACACTCTGGACATTCCTTTATAGGAATTGCGTCATTATCCTTAATTTTCTTACGTTCACCTTTAAAATGAACATTCCAATCGTGTTCAGTATTAGGTAATCCATGTCGTCTATAATTTCCAACATGATCAATGATTGTTGCTAACTTATTAGGTTGGTATCTCATTGAACGCATAGTTTGTTGTATGAACAATGTAAGTGACATGGTAGGTCGCAGTAATATCACACATTCACAATCGGGAACGTCTACCCCTTCACCATATAATTCAGCATTTACAAGTATTGTTATATCGCCATTTCTGAATAACTCCATTGCTTTTTCTCGTTCTACTTTAGGTGTCTTACCGTCAACTTGTTTAGCAGCATATCCATTACTTATAAATTTTTCTGCTACCTCTTTACTTGATTGAACATTGTGGGTATAGACGATCGTTTTTTGTCCGTCTGCGAACTTTTTATAGTTTTTAATCACGTCACCATAAATCTGAGGCTCCATTGATAATGTGATAGATGCATCGCTAAAATCACCAGTTGAGTTTTTCTTGAGTTTATCGTCATCCATTAAATTAACTGAATAATATTTAAATGGTGCTAGTCGATTATTATCAATCAACCATTGAACTGTTTTGCCAACTATTAAATCTTGAAATATATCGGTAAATCCTCTACCTGACATACGCCAGGGCGTTGCAGTAAAAGCTAATACATACGCATCATTAAAACTTTCAAATATATTTAAATATGTCTTAGCCATACTATGATGAGCCTCATCTACTAAGATGATAGAGGGAGTAGGCTCTTTACCTCGTTTAATTTTGTTTGATACAGTTTGAACCATACCGACATTACACAAATTCATGTCTACACCATTAGCGACAAAAGTTGCTTTAATCTGATTGACTAATTCACGTCGATGAACAATAAACAACACTCGATTACCTTTATCGGTTGCTCGTCTTGCAATTTCTGACATTGTTACACTCTTGCCACTTCCAGCGGGACTAACGACCATTATTTTTGTGTTACCTTTGCTCATTGATTGATAGATACCTTCTATCAATTCATTTTGATAATCACGTAGTCGGAACATCCACATCACCGACTTTAAATAAATCTTCTTGCAAGCAATGTTCTCTATTATCTAGTTGATTTTTAGCAAATACATTGTTACTAGGACTTAAAATAAAACCACGTTTCCCTGATTTTTCATTGAAAACTAACCGAGCAACAACTTGGCAAAGCCCTGCGACATTATCACGAATAGTTTTACGAATATCTGGTACTGCTTGAGTAATTTGTTGTCCTGCTGGAGTATAGTTTTCAAAGTTCGTTTCCCAAGCAATAAATACCAGTCGTTTTCCTAGCGATTGTAGGAAGCGCAAACTATCTATTGTGAAGAAATCTACACGTTGATAATGTGACATTTCGGGTACACGTTCGTTTTTACCATTACGCCCTAGATTAGCGAGCATTGAACGGAACAATTCTGATATATTGTCGATGACAATCGTGTCGTATTGATTAACTATATCTTTGTTATCGTTAAACCATTTCATCAACTCGCCCCACTCTTCCCATGCATCGTGGGTATTAAAATTCAGAATGTCGATGTTCTCATTGCCTTTTAAAGGTCGTTCTGATTTATCCACATTCACATAGAGTGTTTTACCGGGTAAGAAATTAATTGTGTGTGTCTTACCTGTGCCAGGTTTCGCATAGATAAGATACGTTGATTTGTCTGTTGTAATATCTTTAGCATTTGAAATTTTAAATTCCATCTACTTCACCACCAAACTTGTTGAGTTTACTAATTCTGCACCTTCAACACCTGCACCTGCTAAAATATCTTCTTTCATTGCTTTTTTATCGTATTTATCTGGTTGTGGTATACGGTACGATTTATCGATAAGCGCTTCGTTTGTGATATTCACGCTAGGTTGATTATTGCGTTTGTAGATATAGTTGGTTGATGTTCTGTAGTTATCTCTTTGCTGCACTTCTAAAGCGTCTTGTAAGTGCTGTTTTAATCTACCGATAAAATTATTCTTTTGTTTCTTCAGTGCTTGTAGACGTTTAATCTCTTTATCTATTGCGTCTGTATCAGCTTCTATGCTTCTGATTAAACCGACTGTATTATCCACTTTGGTATTCATATCTACTTCAATACTGTCTAACGTATCTTGTAAATCTTCGATAGAATAACCTTCGTCTAACATGTTAAGTAATTGTTGATGCTTTGTTGATAAGTTATAAAGGTTGGTCATTAGTTAGATCCTCCTCACCTTTGTCGGTTTGTAGGTTGAAAATCGTATTTTTAAGTTCCAAATTTTCTTCTTTTAGCTTTTCAGCTTCACTTTTTTTCTCCCAGTATCTATTTCTGTAATCTTCGATTTCTTTGTCTTTTTTAGATTTCATCTCTATAAGTTGTCTGTACTCGTTTAAAGTGATGGTTACTGTTAGTTCTTGATTAGCTACAAAATTATTTTCAGTGTTATCATATGAAGAGAAATTTTTAGTGTAATAGTGTTGGTTTGTTTTAATTGTTTCAGTCATATTTGACTACCTCCGTATATTTTGATTAAATTAAGTTGTATATTTTGATTAAATTTTGACTGTTACTCACGCCAATGAGTTTCAGTCTTTTTTTGTGCGTAAAATAGTTTGCCGAAAAACAGATACGTTACTGTTGATGCAACCATTGCAATCGCTATTGCGTTAGTGACGAATATGTTTAGCATCATTGCTAAGAAAAATGTCACGTTGAACATCATTCCTGCGATTATGGTTGCTTTGTCTTTGTTAGTCATTGTTATTACCTCCTTAAAATTCATTTGTTTTACTCATTAAGCTATTTTCGATAAACTCCAATGCCGGTTTAACTTTGATGTAACGTTTGCGACTGTCTTCAAATTTATAGATAAATTTTTTAAATTCTTGATTAGGCGCTACTTTCTTTTCGAAATCATCTTTCGAAAGACCGCTTACTTCGACAAAACCTTTAACATCTAAAAAGTATTTGTATTCTTGTTTCAATTTATAACACTCCTTTCGTGTATAATTTGGTTATCGCTACTGCGTTAGATTGGGGGTGCTTATGTGAAAACATTCTATAAACATGCAACTATTTGTTTAAATGGACATATTGTATCTAAAGATGAAGCTAATTATTTTAAGTTTTGCAAAGTTTGTGGAGAACCTAATATTTCCGAATGTCAACATTGCACTACTCCTATTCAAGGGGTTATCTATATTCCTAACGGTTTTCCAATAACTAATTACAACCGACCTAATTATTGTCATGCTTGTGGAAAACCATATCCTTGGACAGAAAAAATCATCAATAATGCGGTTGAGTTGGTTTCTTTAGATGATCAACTTTCAGATGATTATAAAGAAATTATCAAGAATGCATTACCAGATTTAATAACTGATACTCTTGATACACCTCTTGCTCAAGTGAAATATAAAAAATATATGAACAGTGCATCGAAACATATTCAAGATAGCGTTAGAAATCTTCTTATTGATGTAGTTAGTGATGCAGTTAAAAAGAGCATTTTTTAGTTAAATTTATATCTACAATTAGGACAATAATTTGCATTATTTATTATTCTTTTTTTACAATTTGGACACTTTTTTGTATTTATAAATATTAAAAAGTGTTTCCTAGCACTTCTAATCTCCTCCGCCAAGATGACGATTAGGAGTGCTATTTTTAGTTTCTTTAGCATGGTTATGCCTCCTTTAAGTTGTTTGTTCGATTGTGGGTTATATTTCGATCGATGATGGTCTAATGTCTTTGATAAATTGAATTGCTAGGTCTACATCTTTACGTTTAATGTGATTGTTAGGTGCGTTGCCTTTCATTCCTAGATGTTTTTTAGACTTAACTAATAATTTAGATTTAACTTTTCCTAATTGATATCTGTATTCTTCTTTAGCTTTCTTATTTGCTAATGCTTGTTCATATACATCTCCGACTAAATATTCATCGATTGTCACTTGGATACCAGCTTTACCTAGAATTTGTTCAGCTTTAGATTTGATAGCAAATTTGATAGCGTCTATATCTTGTGGAGTTACATATTCTCCCTCGAATTTATTGTTTAATTCTTCTAATTTTTGATTACTAACTTGGCCTGTAGAGATTAAGTAATCCAATTTATCGCTTACTAATTGTTCGATGAGTTGGTTCATATCATCTAATGAAGTAATTCCATAAGCACTTGCTAACTCATTATGTTGTCTTTCTACTTTGATGAAGTAACCTCTGATTTTTCTTCCTATTTCGCTACGTTGTATCATTGAAATTTCTTTCGCCATATCGAGTGTCATGATGTGATTTTCTTGTTCATAAGTACGCGCCCTTTTTTGACCGTGTACTATTTCACTTTGGATAATGTAATCGATATTTTCTTCAAAACCATATTCAATCATTCGTTCAATCCATTTATCATATCGAGTTCCGATTTCTAAACCTTTGTGTAGTTCACGACCACTTACTGCAACTGTTCCATCTTCATTTCGCTTTAAATTAAATAGTTGTTGAATTTCATTCATTAATTTTTCACCTCATCTTTAATTTCTAAGATTTTTGCAATACGTTTCTTTTGTTCGAATGCGTCTCTACGTCCACGTAATATGTCTGATAAGTAAGCACTTGAAATACCTAACATGTCTGCAAGTTGTTTATTCGTGATGTTACGCTTAAGTAATTCCATTCTTACTTTCATGCCAAATTCTGTTGTTGCCATGGTTACACCTCCATTAACTTTTTTGCTAAGCATATAAATTATCCATTGAATTAAAATAACTTTTGTGCTAATATTTAAGCATAGCTTAATAAACCTATAACAACGCAATTAAGCACTGTTAAATCGGTTGCTGTCACTCGTTCCCCAACGAATATTTGTTATTTGTTTAATGGCTAAATTTAAAGCTTAAATACAGTATAATAACTTATATGCTATTTGTCAAACTAAAATAACAAAAAAGTTAACTGTGATAGGAGAATTTTATGAATTTAGTACAAAGAATACGCAACTTATGTAACTCACAAAGCTTGACTTTTGCTGAATTAGAGAGGATTTTAGGTTTTTCTAACGGACAAATAAGAAGATGGGAAAAAACTAAACCAGGAATTGATAAAATTCAAAAAGTAGCCGACTACTTCGACGTATCTGTTGACTACTTATTAGGAAGAGAAAAAGATGAATACGCTGGCGAACAAGAAGATGAAGAAATCCGTATCATGCATCGTGGAGTTAAGAATATGACAAAAGAAGATAGAGAAAAAGCATTAAAGATGTTTGAAACTTTCTTCGACAATTGGGACGAATACACTAAAGACAAATAAAGGGGATTTTATTTTGCATTTTGTATATCAAAATTCATTTTTAAAAGCAGCACGAGCTGTAAGTGCATTAATTGAAACTAATTATATAGATGAATTCCCTTTGCCTATTAAAGAAATAATAGAAAATGATAGTAATGTGGAATTGTTTACATTTAAAGAGTTTTGTGACATTACAGGTTATTCTTTAAACGAGCTACAAACTTACGGGGGTTCTGATGAGGCTTTTCATATTAAAAAAGGAAATAAGTTTGCCATTATCTATAATGAAAATGTTTATAATAGAAGATTACGTTTTACATTAGCTCATGAATATGGACACTACATTATGGAACATGACGGTATGAGCTACAAGAAAACACCTATTCTTCAAGATACACAACGAACTAATTTAGAAGAATATGAAGCTAATTCTTTTGCTTCATGCCTCTTATTTCCACTTAATATAAGATACAAATATCGAAATGTATTGAACGTTGGTGATGCGGCTGATTTGTTCAAAATTAGTTATCAAGCTGCAAAAGTAGCTTTAGATATTTTTGATGAACACATGGATAGTGGTTTAGAAAATTATATTTCTATGTTTGAACATAGACACATGGAAACGTATATGTCATTTTTAGACGAAATGCTAGGAGAACAAATGGAGGAATATAACCGTATAATGAGAACAGAATACGGATACTAATACTCGATATGGTAAATACGTTATTCAGTTTGAACCATTACGAGTGCTTGAATATAAAGATATAGAATAAAGGGGATTTACATGGCTAAAAATGTAGGATTTAAAAACAATTACGCTATCGGTGTCATAAAAAGTGGGTTGTCGAAAGAAGGTAAAAAAGCAATAGATTTACTAAGTTCTGAAGAACAGATAAAACTAGCAAATTTACAAAGAAACAACGATCCTGATTTGAGCAAAGAAGTAAATAAAGCAATCGGAATGGATAATGATTTTACTAGCGTTCAAGAAAAAAATGAAGCTTACCGTGAAAAAAGTATTGAAAAACAAGGAATTAAGAAGCCAACAGAAACTACTTCAAATGCTTTTTATTTCCAAAATAAATCTAATACTTTAGATGATATTTACAATTTAATTGGTCTCGGAACTCACCTTAGCCAAAAAGAACAAGCTAAATTTGTTCATTATAAAGATATGAAAACAAACACTTATGTACAAATAGCACAAAATGACGAAATTATTAAACAAAATAACAAAATACAAGAACAAAACGATGAAATTATTGAGTTGTTAAAACAAATAGCGAATAAATAATTGGGTACACCACCGTACCCTTATTATTTTTTACCTTTTTTGAGGAGGAATGAGTGAAATGGCATCTTTTACAGTAACAAAACGTAAAAATAAGAACTCAACAAGCTGGCAGTATGATGTAAAACATCCTAGTTTTAAATCTGGTAAAAAGCGTAAATCTGGATTTAAAACGAAAGCAGAAGCAACAAATGCAGCACAACGTTTAATCAGAGATTTAGAAGATGGTAGCAAATTTGAAGATAATAAAAAATTTGAAGATTACTATAACGAGTGGTTAATCATTAAGAATAAAAAAAAAGTATCGCCTATGCAGTATTATTGGTATGAGAGGTCTTTAAGATTATTTAATGAATACTTTGGCAAGAATATGTTACTCAAAAACATTACACGATCAGAATATCAAAAATTTTTAAATAGGTTTGGGGAAGGACACGCAGATGAAACAGTGCGTAAAGTAAACGGTTGTTTAAGTCAATGCTTAAAAGACGCAGTGTATGACGGTCATATCAAAAAAGACCCAACATATAACATAGCTATAAACGGTACTGTTAAAGCTAAAGATGAACGATACAAATATATGAGTATCACGCATTATTTAGCGATGTTAGATTATTTTAAAAGTAGAGATGAACAAAGCTATATTTTTTTATACTTACTAGCGATTACTGGTGCAAGATATAGTGATTTAATCAATATGACATATAAAGATTTGAACAAAAGTGAAGGTATCATTCACTTACCTGGAACAAAAACAAAGAATAGTAAAAGAGATGTTGAAGTGTCGACTAAAGATGTTCTATTGATAAATTCAAAACTAACTAAATTACCACGACGAATTGACGGTAAACTTTTCAAATTAAGTCACAATGCTATAAAAAAATCGTTTAATCACACTAAAAAACAAGTGGGTTTAGAAAATGATAATATAACCCCTTATTCGTTAAGACACACGCACACATCTTATTTATTATCCAAAGGCTTGCCAATTGAATATATAAGTAAACGACTAGGTCACGCGTCAATTTCTATTACGTTAGAAACCTATTCACATTTACTAGAAGAACATAAAAAAGAGCAAGGTCAACGTGTCAGAGAATTATTTTCTTGA